GGTTGTCTATCCTGCTCAACCGCACGCGGGAAGAGATTGCCCGTGACCACATCACTCGGTCTGAGTTCCGGCAGGACATGAAAGAGCTACTGGAGCGCTTTGACAGGATCGAAGCCAAGCTGGATACTATGCGAAGTAAGCAAAATGCCGGTTCAATCTGAGAAGCAGCGCCGGTTCATGTATGCGTCTCTCGCTGGCAAGACGGATGTCCCGCCGAGCGTAGCGAAGAAGTTTGTCGGGCCGAAAGCCCATGCCGAAGGAGGCACCGTGAAAAAAGAATCCCCTGCGATGATGAAGAAGGAAGTGGCCTTTATGAAGAAAAAAGGCGCTCCGAAGTCCATGATCAAGCACGAGATGGCCGAGGCCAAAGGTAAGGGTTACGCCAGTGGTGGTGGCATCCGAGGGGCAAAGACCGTGACCAAGACCGGTACGCCCCAAGAAGAGTTTGCGCCGAACTACAGAACGCCCGTCCGTTCGCCCGGATTGGCTTTTGCCAAGGGCGGCGGTATTGAGTCCAAGGGTAAGACCAAGGGCAAGATGGTCAAGATGGCTATGGGCGGCAAAGCCTGCTGAGGTGCAATATGGCTGAATACACTAAAGAAATGGGCAAGCCGCCCATCGACATCGACCAACTGTCGGCACTTCCCCCAGCGCAACGCGCTTCTGGGGAAAAGAAGGCAGCGGCTCAGACCAAGAAAGACTACCCGCCCCCGAAGCCTGCCAAGGCTCCGGTAAAGAAGATGGCAGGTGGTGGGTCTGTAACTCGCGGTGACGGCTGTGTGACCAAGGGCCATACCAAGGGACGGGTGATGTGATATGCGCAAATACCGCAAATTTTCTGAAGGGGGCACCGCCGCCCTAGACGAACTCGCTTCTGGGCGTGAAAAGGGTAGCTTTGACGAAGATACCTACGCTCGGGCGAAGAAGTTTCTAGAGCGTGGGGGAAGTGATGCCCCCAAGGCGGCTGCACCGGCAAAACCAAAACCCAAAGCATCTGCCCCCGCCCCCGCACCGAAAGCGGCAAGCGCGGAAATCCCCAAGGGTGGCGAGACTGCTCCCGCCAGCACGGGCGAAGATACTTCTGGCCCCAGCAACATGGACCGCATCTTCATGGGGTTGGGCGCGGGCGCGGGGATCGCAGGTGCAGCAAAACTTGCACGGTTGAGCCGAGCCGAGAAGGCCGCCGAGGCTGCAAAATCCACTGCGAAGGCTGCAGCGGCTAAATTTTCCTCCCCACAAACGGCGAAGCAGGTCACCACGGAAACTGGGCGTAGGTTCAGCCCCAAGGCCGAGATGGAAGCCGCCGAGTCCACCATGCGTGGAGCAGTTGGGCGTAAACAACTTCAGGCCAAACGCGCAGAAGCGGGTAAGACCGCCAAAGCTCGTGCGGAGACAATGGAGCGTAACAAGCCCGTCCTACAGGCTACTCCCAAGAAGGCTTCCCCTCGTGATCGTACGCGGGAGGATCGTGAACCTGACTACGAACTCCGCGCTAAGGGTGGTCGGATTGGCTACGCCGGGGGCGGCAAGATTGACGGCTGCGCCCAACGTGGTAAGACTCGTGGAGCAATTCGGTGAGGGCAAGCCGAGGCATGGGCGCTATCCGCCCGGAACTCAAAGGCAAGGTCAAGAAGCGCCGTGACAATACGGACTTTACTGAGTACGCCGAGGGCGGCGAAGTTGGTCTCTACGCCAACATCAATGCCAAGCGCAAACGGATTGCCGCAGGATCGGGCGAAACCATGCGCAAGCCCGGTGCTCCCGGCGCTCCTACTGCCAAAGCGTTCAAACGCTCCGCAATGACGGCGAAGTAATATGGCAACCTCCGGCACCACTACATTTGACATGGACCTCAACGAATACGTTGAGGAAGCCTTTGAGCGCTGTGGTGCGGAGCTTCGCACGGGTTATGACCTGAAGACCGCACGGCGGTCCATGAACCTGCTCTTTACAGACTGGGCCAACCGGGGGATTAACCTTTGGACGGTAGAGCAAGGCTCGCAAGTTTTGACTCCCGGCACCAACACCTACACGCTGCCTGCTGATACGGTAGACCTGATTGAGCATGTGATTCGCACAGGTGCGGGGAACGTCTCCACACAGACAGACCTGACCATCACGCGCATCTCGGTCTCCACGTACTCGTCCATTCCGAACAAACTGCAGCAGGCTAGGCCGATTCAGATCTGGATCAACCGTCAAGCGCCTGCTCCGCAGTTCACGGTGTGGCCCACGCCCGACAACTCGCAGACGTATACGCTGGTCTACTGGAGACTGCGCCGCATACAGGACGCCGGTGCCGGTGGCACGTACACGCAGGACATCCCGTTCCGCTTCCTCAATGCGCTTGTTGCAGGGCTGGCGTACTACCTGTCCATGAAGATCCCTGGCGCTATGGAACGCATGCAGGTGTTGAAACAGCAGTACGACGAGGCTTGGGACCTTGCCTCGACGGAAGACCGTGAGAAGGCTGCGGTGCGGTTCGTGCCTCGCCAGATGTTCATCTCATGAGCAATAGGTTTGCAAACGGCGCAAAGGCATTTGGTTTCTGTGACCTATGCGGGTTCCGTTTCGACCTGAAGAAGCTCAAGAACCTGACGGTCAAGACCAAGCAGACGCAAATCAAGGCATGTCCCCAGTGCTGGACGCCGGACCATCCGCAGTTGCAGCTTGGCATGTATCCCGTGTCAGATCCGCAGGCCATCCGAGATCCACGCCCTGATACGAACACTTGGTACGCCTCGGGCCAAACGGCCATCGGGTCTATCGGTGAAGGCAGCAGAGTGATTGAGTGGGGCTGGAACCCTGTAGGCGGGTCCAGCGGGTTTGATGCGCCCCTGACGCCAAATGCCTTGGCACCACAGGGTTTAGTAGGTACAGTCACTGTCGTGATTTCGTAAGGAGCAGAGATGAAAGAACAGATGCGCAAAGTTGCCAAGGAAGAAGTTGGCAAACACGTAAAGGCCATGCATGCCAAGGGCATGAAAAAGGGCGGCCCCACCACCGATGACCGCATGCGCCTGGGCAAGAATATGTCCCGCGCCATGAACCAGAAGACGGGGTGAGCCATGAAGACCAAGAAACTTGCTCCTGCCAAGTCCAGCTATCCCCAAGGTGCTGAGAACCCCCGTGACCTGTGCATGGTGATTGGGAACTCCTCCAAGGAGGTTGCTCCCCCGGCCAAAACCTCCGGCGTCAAGATGCGCGGTGCTGGTGCTGCTACCCGTGGCTTCATGGCCCGTGGGCCGATGGCTTGAGGTAAACCGTGGATTACGCTGCTCTCAAAACTGCCGTTGAGGATTACACCGAGAACACGTTCTCGGCTACTGACTTCGCCACAATGACGAAGTTGGCAGAGCAGCGCATCTACAACGCTGTTCAGTTGCCAATCCTTCGTAAGAGTGTCATGGGCACTTTGACGATTGGTAATCAGTACCTCTCGGCCCCGTCAGATTTCTTGTCTGTGTTCAGCCTTGCGGTGGTAAATGGTTCCAGTTACGAGTTCCTTCTGAACAAGGATGTGAACTTTATTCGGGAATCGTTTCCAAACCCTGCGTCCACCGGAGTGCCAAAGTATTACGCGTTGTTTGGACCAAACTCTGTGACTCCTACGGAGCAGACGTTTATCCTTGGTCCGACGCCAAGCTCAGCGCTTGCAACGGAACTGAACTACTTCGGATACCCGGAGAGCATCGTGACAGCCACCAACACATGGCTTGGCGACAATTTTAACAGCGTGCTGTTCAACGCGGTCATGGTCGAAGCTACCCGGTTCATGAAGCAAGAGGCCGACATCGTGGCCGAGATGGACAAGCAGTATGTTCAATCCCTGACGCTGCTAAAGAACCTGGGTGACGGCAAGAACCGCCAGGACGCCTACCGCAGTGGGCAGATCAGAACACAGGTGATCTGATATGGCTATTGTTCAAACGCAGACCACCAGCTTCAAGGCGGAGCTATTCACAGGCACGCATGTGTTTGGGACGGACACGTTCAAACTTGCCCTGTATGCTTCAACTGCGGATCTTGGTGCGGCCACGACGGTCTACACAACTTCCAGTGAGGTGCCCGCAAGCGGCACTTACGCGGCTGGCGGCGGGGTATTGACAGGCGTGTTGGTCTCCAGTTCTGCCACGACGGCTTGGGTGACGTTTGACAATATCTCGTTCACATCTGCCACGATCACTGCCCGTGGAGCGCTGATCTACAACTTCAGTAAAGGCAACAAGAGTGTTGCGGTGCTGGACTTTGGTTCTGACAAAGTGGTAGCAGGTGGCACATTTACAGTGCAGATGCCCATTGCAAACGCAAGCAACGCATTGATTCGCATCGCATAAGAGGTAAGAAATGGCAAACGCAATTTATCCGAAGTACAAGGAAACCATCCTTGGAGCAGCGACGAACACCAATCTGCTGTCTGGCACGGTGAAGGTTGCTCTGGTTGACACAGGTACATACACCTACTCTGCGGCGCATCAGTTTCTGACTTCACTGACTGGCGTTGTCGGCACTGCAGGGACGATTGGCGCGACCAAGACGGTGACCAACGGTGTGTTTGACGGGGCCGATGTGACCTTCACAGCGGTGACTGGTAACTCGGTTGAGGCGCTGGTCATCTACGTTGACACTGGTTCGTCGGCAACTTCGCCGCTCGTTGCGTATATTGATACTGGAGTAACGGGCTTGCCCGTCACGCCCAACGGCGGGGACATCAGCATTACGTGGAATGCGTCGGGTATCTTCGCGCTGTAAATCATGCCGAACGTCAAGCATGCTTTTACGTCTGGTAAGGCGGACGGTGGTGATGCAACGCTTGTACAGCCGAGCAACTGGAACGCCGAGCATGTTGTTGACCAATATGTAGATTTCCCGGATCAGGCCAACATTCCTGCTGCGCCTACATCAGGGTGGCTGCGAACGTTTGCGCGTAACCGCGCCGGGCGGGCCCTGCTGCATATCATCGGACCCTCTGGGGTTGACGTAGCACTACAGCCTGCGTTCTTCGGCAACAGCATCGTGATGTGGGCACCTTCCGCCACCACGGGACAGACTGCGTTTGGGGTCACATACACGGCGCGAAACAACGGCACAGGTGCGGCTCAGTCGACGCCAACCAGAGCCAGCACCAATGCCATGACGAGCCTCAGTCGAGCGCAGTTTGGCACGGGCACTACCGCCACGGGGGCGTCAGGTACGCAGACCAACTTAGCCGTTGCATGGCGTGGCAATGCGGCCAACCTTGGTGGCTTCTTCTTCTTTTCTCGGTTTGGCATTGAGACGCTCGCCGCCGACATGCGAGCTTTCGTTGGGCTATCAGCAAACAACGCCACGATTGCGGCAGACCCATCGACTTGGGCAAACACTATAGGGCTAACAAAAGATACTGCCGACAGTACATGGCAACTGGTTCAGCGGAACGCCAGCACGCTCACCAAGACCGCGACAGGCTGCACGGTCACAGCGGGGCAGATACTTGACTTCCTACTCTTCGCACCACCCAACGGATCAACGATCACGGCGCGGCTGGTGGATGCTGTGACGGGCACGGTCTACGTGGACGATGTGGTGCTGAACACCACGCTGCCGGTCAACACCACGTTCCTGTTCATGCAGGCGCAGTGCATGTCAGTCACCGGCACGACTGCCAAAATTCTGTCCCTCAACCGCATGTATCTGGAGAGCGACCTGTGACCTGGGACGTGCTGCAAAACTCTGGCGGCGAATTGATGCTGATCGAGCATGGTTCCGCTGCGCCGGATGGCTGGACAGTTGTTGCCGTCACTGCAAATCCAGACTATCTGGAGTACATGGCGTCTTTGGGGTAAGACATGGCCGCCGCTTTTCAAAGCACCGCGTTTCAAAACAACGCGTTTGAAAGTAGCAGTGGTCCGGCGACACAAACGCTGACGCCGAGTCTTTATACCAATACCAGCACGTTCTATAACCCGACGGTCACGCGTGGTACGGTCACGCTGACCCCAACGCTGTACACGAACACTAATACGTTCTTTGCAGCAACGGTTTCTCAAGGCGGAGCGACACAGACCCTTTCGCCTTCGCTGTTTACGAACAGCAACGCGTTCTTCAGCCCGACAGTAGCTCGGGGTACAGTTACCCTCACCCCTGCACGTTACGACAACGACCAAATTTTTTACGGGCTGACAGTAGCTCGCGGCACGGTAACGCTTACCCCTGCTCGGTACAACAATGATCAGAGCTTCTTTGCACCGACAGTAACCCGTGGCACGGTAACGCTCACTCCTGCACGCTACGACAACGCGCAGAGTTTCTACGGGCCAACGATTTCTGTAGTTACCACACTTGCGCCAAGCAGGTACGACAACGCGCAGACATTCTTTACTGCTTCCGTAACACGGGGCACGGTAACGCTCCAACCAAGTCGCTACGACAACGCGCAGACCTTTTTTGCCGCCGCCTTGGCGCGGGGCGCGGTAACGCTGCAGCCTGTTCGGTACGACAACAGTCAAAGTTTCTTTGCGTCCACGGTCACGACAAGCAGCACGCTGAACCCGGCAAGGTACGACAACACGCAGGAGTTTTACGCGCCGGAAGTCACCGGCGCGTACCCGGTAACCCCAGAACGGTACGACAACAGCCAGAACTTCTACCCGGCAACAGTCGCCTTCGACAACGGCGTTACCATAGTTTTGACTGGCGTGCAAGCCGTTGGGCTGTTAGGATACGTAAACGTCTGGGGGCTGACCCCCGGCCCACCAATTTTGGAGTGGGGTGCTGTAGAAGATGCGCAAACGCCA